AAAGAGGATAAGGAATTATAAATGAATAAAATATTATCAGAAATTTTTGAAATGGAAAAGGTTAAGGATAAAAAAGGGAATACATATCCCCTATGGGAACATAATATCTGTATTCTTGATGGAGAATTTCTTCAAGATTTAATAAAAAAATATGGTTCTATAAAAAGCCTTGAAATAGGATTTGCCTTTGGTATTTCTACTCTATTTATTTGTGAAGCTCTTTTGAAAAATGGGAAAAATGTAAAGCATATTGCGATAGATCCCTATCAAAAAGAATTTTACGGAATTGGGATAGAAAATATTAAAAGAGCTGGATTCTCTCATATCTTTGAATTCAAAGAAGAAAAATCAGAGCTTTATTTACCCTCTCTACTCCGAAGAAAAGAAAAATTTGATTTTATTTTTATTGATGGAGATCATTCATTCGATCACTGCTTTATAGATTTTTTCTATTGTGATAGAATATTATCTCTAGGGGGAATTATTGTCCTTGATGATATTAATTTTCCCTCTATCAAAAAAATAGCTAATTATATCTCTCAAAAACCCCAATATAAAACCTTAGCGATTCTTGAATATCCTAAAGAATCAAATTCTACTGGAAAAAAAATGATAGCTTTTCAAAAATTATCAGATAAATTAAAGAAAGCTCCAGAACCTATCTTAGAACCCGAATGGAAAGAACTATTTGTCTAAATGAAGAAGCCAGATAAAATTCCCAAGACCGTTTGTTCTGCTGCATGGTATCACACTTATGCCTCTCCGCAAGGAGCTAGGCGCTTGTGTTGTGCCAGTAGAGAATCAGCCAAAGGCGATATTATGAAACAGTATATCGACCTACCCAGCAAACACAAGGGAAAATTTGAACCTACAACTCTAAAGAAACATTGGAATAGCGAATACATGAAGGATATTCGTCGTCGAATGATGGCGGGGGAAGAAATCCCCCAATGCCAGGTATGTAACGACCAAATCTTAAACCTTTGGACATACCGTCAATATTTTAACCAGACTTTATTCCCAGAAAGGTTTGATGAAATTTATAAGAGCACCCAAGAAGATGGATCAACCACAACTGAACCTATCTCTTTTGATTATCGTCTGAGTAATCTCTGTAATTTTAAATGTCGAATGTGCGGCCCTCCTCTGAGTTCTAGCTGGGAAGCCGAGAAAAGAAAATATGGAGAGTGGGATGCTGAAAAGGATCCTTGGATGGTACCCAAGATTCGAAATGTTATCCAAGAATTTCAAGAAGATGTTTTAGAGAAAGAATTGGAGGATGCTATTAACCGGAAGATTATTCGAGAGATCTATTGGGTCGGTGGGGAACCGCTGATGTGGGATGCTCATTGGCGACTGATGGAGAAAATGATTAAAAACAAGTCTGCTCAAGATATAGTAATCAGATATAATACTAACCTGTCCAGAGTAGAATGGAAAGGAAAGAATCTCTATCATGATTATCTTCTTCCATTTAAAAAAGTTAACATTTGTGCTAGCCTGGATGCTACCGGAAAGATAGGAGAATTTATTCGAACTGGCCTTGACTGGGAAAAGTGGAAAGATAATTGGGAGCAGGGGTATAAGTGGAGATTCCTACAACCGGTTGCCGCCAACTACCATCAAGATTTTCTAGTAGTTGACTTGACCATAACTCTCCCGGGTTTATTTGGGCTAGTTGATCTAGTGAAATTTGCTAACTATTATGGCTCTAAGATCTATACAAAGCTTGTGTTTGCTTTTGACCCTTCTATTGTTTTATCCCCGTTTTCTTTACCCCGGGATCTTTTGGATTCTTTTCTAGAGGATCTAATTCAAGAGATAGAACCTCTTACTAACTCCAAGAATAACTCTGTCTTAGACACCCTGAAAGAAATGAAAACTCGTCCTACCTTTGCAGAGGAATGGCCAGATACGTATCGGGAAGAATTCTTACGAGGAAAAGGAACCCAAGCCCGTCTAGCACAGTATCGGGGAGACGGAAAACAGGGTCGGCTAACTATCGAAGACATCTATTCAGCTAGACCTGAAATTTTAAAATGGTGGAATAATGAATAAATTACCCTCTAAATCTTTTTGTGTTCTTCCTTGGATTCATTTGGCTACTCATCCTAGCGGACACTGTTCTCTATGTTGTATTGCTGATCATACCAATATGAAATCTTTTGCCAAGGATTCTTTCGGTCAACCTCTTAACTTGGCCCAAAATTCCATTGAGGAGATTATGGAGAGCCAATCATATCAAAATACCAGAGAGATGATGCTTAAGGGAGAATTTCCGGAGGCCTGTCGGCCCTGTTATAGCCAAAGAGGATAAGGAATTATAAATGAATAAAATATTATCAGAAATTTTTGAAATGGAAAAGGTTAAGGATAAAAAAGGGAATACATATCCCCTATGGGAACATAATATCTGTATTCTTGATGGAGAATTTCTTCAAGATTTAATA